CATATTATTGGACTATTGATTCAAACGCTGGTGATTTTTCAACATCTTCTGGTTCATTTACAATAACCTCAAATGCTGGTTCATTTACAGTAACTCCATCCGCTGATGCAACAACAGAGGGTGCTGAAACATTTACAGTATCAATTAGGTCTGGTTCCACATCAGGTACAATACTATCAACCTCTGGTACATTAACGATTAATGATACAAGCACTACACCTGTTGTGCCAACAATTATTGGTGAAGCATGGGGAGGTGGATATTTTGCAGGTAAAATTAGCTATTCTGGTAACGGGGTTGCTACTCATTATTTGATTATTTCTCCTAAATCAACAGAAATATTTGGCAAAAAATGGGCATATACGTTTAACCAAAACACTAATTCTGCAGCCGATTCTAATATTGATGGTTTGAGTAATACAACCGCTATGTATAATAACGCTTCTGAGGTAGCTGACTACGTGAGAAGTTTAACTACTGGTGGATACAGCGATTGGTATTGTCCTTCTAGATATGAACTTGAAGTATTGTATTACTATTTAAAACCATCGACCAATAGTAATAACACAGGGTCTGGTCCTAACCCATATGCAGTTTCACCTGAACCAATAAATACTTATTACACTGCTGGAGCTCCAGCACAAACTACTGCAGCGATATTTCAATATGGTGGAGCACAACAACTTGAACCAAGAGCCGGTCAAGCTAACTATCCGTATTGGTCTTCTACAGAACAAAATGATGGACCTTATGCTTTTTATCAACAGATGGATAGTGGTTACACAGGAAGTATTGGAAAAGCAAATGACAGCTGTTTAACAAGAGCAATCAGACGTATACCTGTTTAAAATGAATAACTAAAAGAATAAAAAATGGCTGCACCAGTAACAAGAACAGAATTTAAAGATTATTGTCTTCGTAGACTAGGGTTTCCCGTTATTCAAATTAACGTGGATGATGACCAAGTTGACGACCGAATTGATGATGCACTTCAGTTTTTTCACGATTATCATTTTGATGGTGTTGAAAAAATTTACATGAAACATAGAATTACACAAGATGATATTGACCGCAAATTCATTTACTGTCCTGATCCAGTTATTTTTGTAACTAAAATATTTCCGTTTGATGATTCTAATTCATCAATCAATATGTTTGACCTTCGTTACCAGTTGCGCCTACATGATTTGTATGACTTCACATCGGTATCTTATGTGTCATATGAAATCACAATGCAACATATCACAACACTAAACATGTTGTTCTCTGGTTACCCACAACACCGATTCAATCGCCATCAAAACAAAATCTTCTTAGACATTGATTGGTCACGTGATGCAACTTTAGGTGAATATGTGGTTATTGAATGTTATCGTAAGTTAGTGCCTGATACTATAACGTTAACTGGTACAGTAACGGCAACAAACACATCAAACCTAATCACAGGTACTGGTACAACATTTGACCAACAAATTATTGAAGGTGATATCATTACAATTAGTGGACAAGATGCACAAGTTAATCGTATCATTTCACCAACACAAGCATATTTAACCACAAACTTAGCAACAAGTGTAACCACTGCAACAGCCACAAAGACTGGTGTATCTGATGTTTGGGATGATAGATTTTTAAAACAGTATGCCACGGCTTTGATTAAATACCAGTGGGGTACCAACCTGTCCAAATTTGCTGGTGTTCAGATGCCAGGTGGAGTTACGTTAGATGGTCCTCGAATTATGGCTGAAGCACAAGTCGAAATCGATAAGATTGAAACTGAGATGCAAGCCTACAACGTACTACCTCCAGAAATTTTGACTGGTTGATGAATGCCTACAAATTTTTACTTTCAACCATTTCCAACAGGAATTACTCAAGAACAACTACTAGTTGAAGACTTGGTAATTGAGGCCATGCAACAGTATGGCATGGACGTGTTTTATCTACCACGATCTAGTGCAGACCCGAATGGTGCAGACCCTTTGTATGGTGAAGACCCACTAAAACAATATACAGTTGCATTTCCAATTGAAGTCTACTTGGAAAATGTTACAGGCATGGATGGTGAACAAGACTTTATTTCTAAGTTTGGTCTTGAGATTCGAGATGAAATAACACTACTGATTTCTCGCCGTAGATTTAAATATGCCTCTGGTGCCACAAACTATAGTATACCTAGACTTGGTGACTTAGTTATTAACACTGGACCAAACCGCCCAATGGAAGGTGATTTAATTTACATTCCATTGATGCAAAACTTTTTTGAAATAACGTTTGTTGAACATGAAAATGACCAAGCAATGTTCTACACATTAGGTCGTGGACGTGGTGGCAATGTTTATGTTTATGCATTGAAACTGAAACAGTTCGTATTATCTGATGAGTTGATTCAAACTGGTCGCACAGAGATAGACGAACAAGCATTTGATTCATACAAGAGAACACGTTTAGATGTACCTGTCAATGGCACAGGCAAATTTACAGTTGGTGAGTTTGTTTATCAAGGTTCATCATTGGCAACTGCAAACGCCAAAGCTACCGTACACACAACGGTTCCTGGTCGACACTTAGATGTTGTTAATGTCAAAGGTCAGTTTACAGTTGGTGTAACTATTATTGGTGCAACTAGTGGTGCAACATGGGCATTAGAAACTGCAGCAGACGATATGCCAACAGACAGTGTGTTTGAAGATGTTGCCGATAATAATATTATTCAAGATGAAGCTGGCGACATACTCGACTTCACTGAACATAACCCATTTGGTGAACCTTAATGATAGGTAATGCACATTTCTATAACAGAACCATACGAAAAGTTGTCGTAGGTTTTGGCACACTATTTAACGACATTCAGTTGATTCGTTACACCAGAGATATGGCAACAGAGGTCGAAAGATTTAAAGTGCCTTTGTCTTATGGTGCCAAAGAAAAATACTTAACTCGTTTGGCCTCCGATCCAGACTTAACAAAATCTATTGCAATATCTGTGCCTAGAATTTCATTTGATATGGTAGGCATGTCATATGATTCTAGTCGCAAAGGTGTTACTACTAACCGAAACTTTTCAGTTGGTGCAAATAACAGTTCATTGAAGTCACAATACGGACCAATACCGTATAACTTTGATTTTAACTTATCTGTATATGTTCGAAATACAGAAGATGGTGCTCAGATTATGGAACAAATACTTCCATTCTTTACACCAGATTTTACTGTAACGATGGATTTTATTCCTGGTATGGATCAAAAGTACGACATGCCAATTATATTAAATTCTGTATCGACAACTACAGATTATGAAGGTGATATGATGAGTACTCGTTTGATTCTATGGGACTTAACATTTACTGCCAAAGCATTCATTTGGCCACCAGTTAAGTCTAGTGAGATGATTACAATATCTACTGCAAACACATACTTGAACTTTGCCAATTCGGCAAATGGTGATATCATCACATCAAATACATTTACACAGAACTCAATTATAGCTTCAGCACAGACTAGACCAAGTCCAAACACTGCTGGTCCAGATGATGAATATGGATTTGCAGAAACTATTACTTACTTTTAATTATGAAAAAATTAGATGAAAATCTTTCTCAGTTATTAGAGATTGACCCATTAGAATCCACTGGTCAGTTAGTACACACTGACTTAACACCAGATATTGCTGATGATGCTGAGTTTGCTCGTCAAAACATACGTGAAATGATTACCAAAGGTAACTCTGCAATGGACACTTTGATACACGTTGCTAAAGACACTCATCACCCAAGAGCATTCGAGGTTGTGGCGACAATGCTTAAGAATATGTCTGACCTAAATAAAGACCTAATGGAAATTCAAAAACGTAAAAAAGACTTGGCACCAAAATCTATGAGTGATAAATCAATGAACATAGATAAGGCTGTGTTTGTTGGTTCAACCACAGAATTGGTAAAGTTTTTAAAGTCAAATAAAGAGAAATAATATGGATCAATTAATTCAACAACTGAAAGTAATATTAGGTACAAATTTTGCCTTGTATTTTAAGACTCACGGGTTTCACTGGAACGTAGAAGGATCGGACTTCTCAGAATATCACGATTTCTTTGGTGAACTATACACTTCAATATTCAATAATACCGATTTAATTGCAGAGAAGATTCGTATGTTGGATTCATATGCACCAGGTTCTTTGTTGAGAATGTTAGAGTTGGCTGACTTAGAAGAATCAGTAATTATTCCTTCTCCAATTTCAATGTTGGCAGAATTGAAAAGAGATAACGATAGATTAATTGTTCATTTACGTGCAGGTATTGTGGCTGCTGACCAAGCAGGAGAACCAGCTGTTGGTAATTTTCTGCAAGACTTGTTAGACCAACATCAAAAACATGCATGGATGTTAAGAAGTTTTATTAAATAATGATTGACGCAGGTGGTTACCTCGGCAACGCAAACTTAAAACGAACTGGTGTAGAACTATCTTACACCGAAGAACAAGTTGCCGAGATTATAAAATGTACTGAAGATCCAGTTTACTTCATTAAGTCATACGTTAAAATTGTTAACGTTGACCATGGCCTTGTGCCTTTCAAAATGTGGCCATTCCAAGAGGACATGGTACGAACATTCCACGAAAATCGATTCTGTATTGCAAAGATGCCTCGTCAGGTTGGTAAAACAACTACGACTGTAGGTTTTATGTTATGGTCGATTCTATTTCAAGACGATTACAGTATTGCCATTCTTGCCAACAAAGGTTCACTTGCACGTGAAATTTTAGGTCGTGTGCAATATGCATATGAATACTTACCACTTTGGTTGCAACAAGGTATCATTACTTGGAACAAAGGTAATATTGAACTAGAAAACAAATCAAAGATTGCAGCCTTTGCAACATCAGCATCTGGTGTTCGAGGTGGTTCTTATAACTTAATTTTCTTGGACGAATTTGCGTTCGTTCCAAAGAATATGGCTGACGAATTCTTTACGTCAACCTATCCTGTTATCTCATCTGGTAAGACTACCAAAGTTATTATTGTTTCTACCCCATATGGACTGAACCACTTCTATAAGATGTGGGTTGATGCAACAGAGAAACGTTCGACCTATAAACCATTGGAGGTTCATTGGTCACAGGTGCCAGGACGTGATGCCGCATGGAAAGAAGAGACCATACGTAACACATCAGAAGAACAGTTCCGACAAGAGTTTGAGACAGAGTTTATTGGTTCATCGGCAACATTGATCTCTGGTTCTAAATTGAGGTCACTGGCATTCTTTGACCCATTGAAACAAGAAGATTGTTTAGATATCTACCAAGACCCAATACCAGGACACCTATACATTGGTTGTGTGGATTGTTCTGAAGGTGTTGCACAAGATTATTCAACGATTAATATACTTGATGTGTCTCAAGTTCCATACAGGCAAGTTGCCAAATATCGAAACAATAAACTACCATTGTTATTTTTACCTACAGTTGTTTATGCATTATGTAAAAGATACAATACAGCATTTGCATTGATTGAGACTAACAATATTGGCCAACAGGTCGTAGACATTCTCCACTATGATCTGGAATATGAGAACATATATAAGCTAGAACACCATCATATTAAAGGACAATCAATTTCAGGTGGTTTCAAGCGTTCTACATCATTCGGTATCAAGACCACAAAATCAGTCAAAAAGATTGGTTGTGCCAACTTGAAGACCTTGATTGAAAATGACAAGTTAATTATCAATGACTTTGACACAATTGCCGAACTTAATACGTTTGTGCGAGTTCGAGACAGTTATGAGGCAGAAGAAGGTAACAACGATGACTTAGTTATGGGTCTGGTGTTATTCTCTTGGTTAACTGCACAGAGTTATTTTAAAGAAGATACCAATATCGACATCCGTAAGATGATGTTAGAGGAACAAAATATGTTAGGTGACGAAGATTTGGCACCAGTAGGTATCATTGACGATGGCAGACCAGAACCAGTAATTGATTCTGGTGGTACAATATGGCAAGAT